CGTATTGCTTTGTGTATTGACGTGTTACCAGTCCGATATTCCTGGAATGAGAAAACTCGCAGAGAGATTCTTATCCGAATGTTGCAAAATTCTGAGGCAGAGAATCCGCAGCTGACGGCCGCTCGCCTTCCATAAATACAAATTGGACTGTAATGAATTTCAAAATTCGCTCCTGACCCGTAAGGTTACTGTCGATCTGTCGGGAATAACCCGCATTAATTCCATATTCTCCGGCAGTGAACTCACCGATCACGAATCCGGACGCATCTGTTAGTATATGAACTGAACGAGTAGATTTACAAACATTACGTATTGCTGGCTGGCGGCGGGGGGCGGGGGGCGCGGGCGAACACCAAGCATACACACAGACACACAGACACAGACACACAGACACACAGACACACAGAGACACACACAGACACACAGAGACACACAGAGACACAGACACAGAGACACACAGACAGAGACACACACAGAGACACACACAGAGACACACACAGAGACACACACACAGACACACGACACAGACACACACAGAGACACACAGAGACACACACAGACACACAGACACAGACACACGCACACAGACACACACACAGACACGACACAGACACAGACACACACACAGACACAGACACAGACACAGACACAGACACAGACACAGACACAGACACAGAGACACAGACACAGACACAGACACAGACAGAGACACAGACACACAGACACAGACACAGACACAGACACAGACACACACAGACACACAGACACACAGACACACAGACACACAGACACACAGACACAGCAGACACACAGACACACAGACACACGACACAGACACACACAGACACAGACACACACAGACACACACAGACACACAGACACACAGACACAAACAGACACAGACACAGACACACACGACACACAGACACACAGACACACACACACAGACACAGACACACAGACACACAGACACACAGACACACGTACACACAGACACACAGACACACAGACACACAGACACACAGACACACAGACACAGGACACACAGACACACAGACACACAGACACACAGACACACACACACAAGACACAACAGACACACAAGCACACACACACAGACACACACACACACCGACACATATCCATCTTAACTCAACACACACTGAGTCACATACGCACGCGCAAACCCCCGCCCCCTGACAATCGGTGGCATGGACGCGTGCTTCCGTGCGACCGTTGCTGTGTGCATGCATGTGACACCCATGCACACATGCGCACCATCGCATCGAATCCCCCAAACGTGTACCTGCAAGCCCGCGGCCTGTTTTCTCCTTAAAACCTTGTATTCAGGTGCCGGCACCCGTTCCGCGGGGGCCGCGGCCGCGAAAAAGTGTGGTTTTTCCACAGCGGCGCGGTTGGCACCATCATTCCGGCCCACGGACGCATAACGTGCGATTTTTCAGCGATTTCCCACAAAACGCACGTCGGCAGAAAAAAAATTGTGTCGGAACGGCGTGGCGGTGGAGTTTTTCATGCGTCCCTAGGACGGAACGCACGTCGCGTTTTCGGCCGGTTTCGGGCCCTTTCCGGGCCCGTTTTCCGTGTTTGGAGCGGCCTCATCGCATGATTTTTTCGTAGTTTTTAAGGTCGGCGGCGACGAACGGGCCTCTCGTTGTCGTGATGTCCAAGTATTTACATCAACATGGTGGAAATCGGTACCATTCGGACAATTGTTGCCATGCGATATAGCATGATGATGCGGTAGCGATGTGCTTTGGCGAACATATGGGCATGCACCTACATTCCTATTACCCGGGGGTGGACGTGAAACGGGGTATGAAACGCCCTATGAAACGTGCCCTATGAAACAGGGTATGAAACGCAGGTATGAAACACGGGCATGAAACGCGTCGGGGCCACGCTGAACGACGACGAGGCATGCTGCAAGGCAAGCCGCTGATGTAGCTCCAGTTGGCCGTGGGCTGTCGGGGAGTGCTTCTGCTTGGAGGCCATGACTCACAGCAAGCCGAGGTATGAAACGCGTATGAAACGGGTATGAAACGTGGTGTGAAACGCGCCCCGCCCCCCGACTCTGTTTTGACCTGCTGCTACTGCTACTGCTACTGCTACTGCTACTGCTACTGCTACTGCTACTGCTACTGCTACTGCCACTGCTACTGCTACTGCTACTGCCACTGCTACTGCTACTGCTACTGCTACTGCTACTGCTACTGCATGATGCTGCTGCTACTGCTACTGCTACTGCTACTGCTACTGCTACTGCTGCTGCCGCCGCCGCTGCTTTCCCCGCGGCCGCTGACGCTTACAAGGCTTGCCTTTGCCAGGCGCCTATGAAACGCATGTATGAAACGCACCTATGAAACGTGGGGTATGACATGTGCGAACGTGCGAGCGTGCGAGCTTGCGAGCGTGCGAGCGAGCGAGCTTGCGAGCGCGCGAGCGACCGGGCGAGCTTGCGAGCGCGCGAGCGTGCGAGCGTGCGAGCGTGCGAGCGTGCGAGCGTGCATGCGAGCTTGCGAGCGTGCGAACGTGCGAGCGCGCGAGCGAGCGTGCGAGGGTGCGAGCGTGCGATCGCGCGAACGTGCGAACGTGCGAGCTTGCGAGCTTGCGAGCGTGCGAGCGAGCGGGCGAGTTTGCGAGCTTGCGAGCGTGCGAGCGACCGGGCGAGCTTGCGAGCCTGCGAGCGTGCGAGCGTGCGAGCGTGCGAGCGTGCGACCGCGCGAGCGTGCATGCGAGCTTGCGAGCGTGTGAGCGTGCGAGCGTGCGAGCGAGCGTGCGAGGGCGCGAGCGTGCGATCGCGCGAGCGTGCGAGCTTGCGAGCTTGCGAGCATGCGAGCGTGCTAGCGCGCGGGCCAGCTTGCGAGCTTGCGAGCGCACGAGCGTGCGAATGTGCGAGCGTGTGTGAGCGTGCGAGCGTAAATGAGCGCAAGTGAGTTAGAGTGAGTGGGCGTGAGAGTGAGTGAAACTGAGAGTTAGAGTGAGAGTGAGAGTGGGAGTGAGTGAGAGTAAGAGTTAGTGTGAGAGCGAGAGTGAGAGTGAGAGCGAGAGCGAGAGTGAGAGCGAGAGCCAGAGTGACTGAGTGGGCGAGTGAATGGTAGAGGGGCTACCATGCCACTGCCGCGTCGGCTTCGCTCTTGCACGCTCTGCTGCCTCTCTCCTTCTTGCAGCGCCATTTCGGAATAACCCTTGCGCGGGCGTGCGCGCTGAGCGAGTGAGCAAGCGAGCGATTGAATGAGTGAAGGAGTGAGTGAGCGAGCGAGCGAGCGAGCGAGCGAGCGAATGAGTGCGCGAGTGAGTGAGGAGGTAAGAGTGTGAGTGGGCGGTGGAGGAAGGGAGTGTAGGTGGCGGAGGAGGCCTCAAAAATGGCAGGCCCGGACTGCGTCGGCCCCCTACTAAAGCTGGTACCAGAAAAGGCCAAGCTGACAAAAAACCCTCCGCGGGAGCGGGGGATTCGGAGGTCGCACCGCGGCCCTTGAAAACAGGGCCGCAAGGGCCCTGTCGGCCCCCTATTAAAACTCCTATAAAAAAGGGTTGAAGCCTGACAAAAAGTGACCCGGGATGGAGAGAGGGATGGGGGGAGATCGGGGCTCGCACGGCGGACCCTGAAAACCGGGCTTCCCAACCCAGGCGCTCACAAAGTAAAAACGCAGGCGCCTGCGCAGCAGCAGTAACAAGTATACTGCCGGCGCAGCGAAGCGGATTGCCATGGTTGACTTTAAAATTCGATCGGGCATGCTTCATGTTTGTATCGCTCCCGCAACGTGTCATCCTAGTGAAGGGGGCGGGCGAATGGCGAACTCCCTCTTAAAACTCCTTTATCACTAAATTTTGGAAAAGGCAGACGGCTCAGCGGGAGGCAGGGTGAGGGGGGGACGGGGTGTGGGATGTTGGAGACGGGGGGGGGGAGGCTGAGCCAGGCGAGGGCGAGGGGGAGGAGGCGCTGCCCTCGCTGCCGCTGCCCAACGCGAATACGGGGAGAGGCGAAGCAAAGCCAAACCAGGGACCCCCCAGAAAAATGGGGGAGGATCTGAGAACTTTGCAGCTATTCCGCTGATGCTACCTTGCGCATCATGCTGGTGAGCTCCTGTCGACAGTTTCGGCGCTGTCTATCTCGTCAACGCACACAAAACACGATTCCAAACTGTGGACTTTCCTTTTTACTTCGGGCCTCGGAACAAAAACATGGAACCGGCTCCTGCGTTTTTGTGGAACCAGCTCCCTGCTTTTCGCGGCCCGGAAAGGGCCCAAAAAGCGGACCCCCGCAAAGTGGGAACAAACGGAAGGGAATGCACTGTGAAACCCAATTCGATGGCTGCGACACTTGTGTAAGCTGTTTGGCTCGAAGTCACCCCATGCAGACTGACCACAAAACCGGCTGGGCGTGTTCCTACCACATGGAATAAAAGGAGGGAGGCTCTGAGCATTGTGATGAGTGTGCAGAAACTACAGGCCTACGATTGGGTCGCAAAATGAATAAATACCAAAGTCGTACTGCAGCAAGAGCTGCATAGCGTCAGCGTACACAGGGCAGCGGCGAAAACAAATTGGCCTCGAAACAGAGATGAATGCCCCGCAGGCAGAAAACCAACCCGCGTCTCAAAATTGTGGTCGTTTTGGTTCCCGTTTTGGGACCAATCTTGGTCCCAATTTTGGGACCAATTGTGGTCCCAAAAACGGGACCAAAACTGGTCCCACTTTTTGCCGCCGTTTTTCGCGTTCTTTTCTGGCGTTAATAGGATTTGTAACTTAGCCTGATTCCGTTTTCGCAAAACGGCGCAAAAAGTGGGACCAATTTCGGTCCCGTTTTTGGGACCAAAAGTGGTCCCATTTTTGGACCAAAGTGTTTTTTTTGGAGCCAAAAGGGGTCCAAGTTTGAAAAAAGGAGCAGTGCCGTCTCGGCGCGCCACCTTGGCGTTCCGCAGGACTCAAGCAAATCGGACTGAGGGCCCTGGGATCTTCGCGGGGGCACGAGCTGCGGGGGCGGGAGGGGTTGGGTCAGGTCTGCAGGCTTTCCGCGACCTGCGGTGTATTGGTCCAGTCGCAAGGGAGGTGTAAGGTCTGCGTTTTTGGCGATGGGCAGAGTACGAAAGTGCTTCAATTTATATGGTATTTCTGCATCTGTGCCTGTCATCTATTGCATGGCTGGTAAAGCGCATTCGCTTGACTGTGAAACCCAATTCGATGGCTGCGACACTTGTGTAAGCTGTTTGGCTCGAAGTCACCCCATGCAGACTGACCACAAAACCGGCTGGGCGTGTTCCTACCACATGGAATAAAAGGAGAGCTCTGAGCATTGTGATGAGTGCTGTAGAGAACTACAGGCCTACGATTGGGTCGCAAAATGAATAAATACCAAACGGAGGAAGAGCTGCATGCGAGCGTACATAGGCAGGGTGAAAACAAATTGGCCTCAAAGAAGATGAATGCCCCGCAGGCAGAAAACCAACCCGCGCTCAAAATTGTGGTCGTTTTGGGTCCCGTTCGGGGATCTACTGGTTCCCAATTTGGGACCCAATTGTGGTCCCATAAAGAACGGGACCAAAACTGGTCCCACCACCGCCGCCGTTTTTTGCGTTCTCTCTGGCGTTAAGGCACCTCCTAATGTTGCCATTCCGTTTTCGCAAAAAACCCCGGCGCAAAAGCTTGGACCAATTCGGGTCCCGTTTTGGCACCAAAATGTGGTCCATCTGGATCAGAAGCGTTTTTTCTAGCTTAAAGGGGTTTGAAGCGAAAAAAGGATGTTGCCTCAGCAATACGGTAACTGAACGAAGTACATCCGCAAAAAGTTACCTTATTGCTAAAGATATGCCAGATGATGACTATTACATCTATGACGAGGAAGATTTGACTTCATAAATAAAAGATAATAAGGTCCGGAATTTATAAGAAAATGCCATTAAATAAACTTGATAATTTTATTAAAAATATTGAAGGGCGTACATTATATGTAAATCCAAATGATTTAGATGCTACAGATTCAATTACGAATACTGGCAACTCTCTTGCTCAACCATTTAAGACTATTCAAAGAGCGTTACTGGAAGCAGCAAGATTTTCTTTTGTGAATGGAAATGATAATGATTTAGTCGAAAAAACAACTATTTTAGTTTTGCCTGGTGAGCATTTAATTGATAATCGACCTGGTTTTGCAATTTATGATAATGGTGGATCTGCCTATGCTGTGCCACCAACTGGAGGAATTGGATCTCCAGCACAAGGAGTTTTATCATTAGAATTAGATTCTAATTTTGACTTAACGCAGGAAGATAATATTCTCTATAAGTTTAATAGTGTCAATGGTGGTGTTGTAATTCCAAGAGGCACTTCAATTGTTGGTTTAGACTTAAGAAAGACGAAAGTTAGACCAAAATATGTTCCCAATCCAACAGATCCTCTAGTTGCTAAATCGGCAATTTTTAGAAGTTACTGGTGCTTGTTACTTCTGGCAGTTTTCATTTTTTGATGCAGATGAGTCTGGACTTGTTTATACGCATCCATCTTTCTTTACAAGCAATTATCAATCAACACCAAGATTCTCTCACCATAAGCTGACTTGTTTTGAATATGCTGATGGTGTCAACGAAGTTGGAACTTATGGTCTAACTGACCTTGATATGTATTATAGCAAGCTATCAAACGCTTTTAATTCATATCGTCCAATTCCGACGACTGCAAAGTTTCCTGCCAGCACCGAAGATTTTGCAAAGAGAAATCCAGAATGGCAAATCGTTGGTGCTTTTGCTCCAGATCCTATTGAAATTGCAACAATTATTTCTGGAAACGGAACGACTGCAAGCACACAAGTTACAGTAACTACGGCAGAAGCACATGGTCTGAATGCAGGCACTCCAATTAAGATTAGAGGAGTTTCTGCTCCAGAATATAATATCGCTTCGACTGTGCAAACAGTGATTAGTGACACACAATTTACATATCTTCTCCAAACCTTTCCGATTACATTGCCAGTTAACCCAAGCGCATCAGGCGCAACGGTCACTGTAGAAACGGATACGGTTTCTGGTGCTTCTCCATACATCTTTAACCTGTCCTTAAGATCGGTTTGGGGTATGAATGGAATGCACGCTGATGGTAGCAAAGCATCAGGATTCCGTTCGATGGTTGTTGCACAGTTTACTGCTGTGTCACTCCAAAAAGATGACCGTGCTTTTGTAAAATATGACCAAGAAACTAGAACTTATAATGGTGTTATCTATAGTGACTGTTTACGGTGGAGATTTATCTACTGGTGCTTCTCAAACAGATACAACAAAAGTTTATCATTTAGATCCAAATGCCATCTATCGTCATGGTTGGGAAACGAGTCATATTAAAGTAACAAACGATTCTTTTATTCAGGTTGTTTCTGTTTTTGCAATTGGTTTTAACAAACACTTTGATTTAGAGTCTGGTGGAGATGCATCTATCACCAACTCAAACTCTAACTTTGGACAAATTTCACTCAATTCTGACGGATATAAAGTAGCGGCATTCTCAAAAGACAACAATGCTTTTATCACATCAATTATCACACCAAGAGATATCAGTCCAGTTGAAGAAAATATTGAATGGTTGTCAATTGATGTTGGTCTGACAACTTCTGTTGGTGTATCAACGCATCTCTATCTTTTCGGTCTCAATGCGGAAGACAGTATTCCTGTAAGTGTTACGCAGGGATATCGAATTGGTGCAAGAGTCAGCGATAAGTTGTATCTCTCAATTGGACCTACAGAATATTCAGCAAACATTTATATGCAAGATGGAGTAACAGCTCCTTCCACACATATTCAGTAACAAATGTATCTTCTTCAACCCTAACTCTTGGAACTCATGCCATTCAGACGGGTGAGAAGATTATCATCAATAGCGAAACAGGAGACTTACCAGAAAATGTAACTCCACACATTGTTTACTATGCAATTCGAGTTAATTCTACTCAAATTAAACTTGCAACATCATTTACAAACGCTCTGAATAATGAAGCTTTAACTCTTTATGGCGGGACACAACTTAAAATTTATAGTAGAGTTTCGGATAGAAATCGCTGGCGATATTGGGTCTCCAATTCAATTTGATTCCACGGCAGGAAACTGGTATATCACTGTAAATAGTGCAAACCAAATTTACAATCAAATTAATTCACTGGGGAGTTGCGGAGTTAGGAGAGACAACCGATCTCACTTATGTAAAGAGAGTCGTTGACGAAAGAAGTTTAGACGAAAAGGTCTATAAAATCCGAGCAGTAATTCCAAAAGAACCTTTCTGCAGCAAAAGATCCTGAAGAAGGATTTATCATTCAAGATTCTAGCACAACAGGGTGCTAGACCAAATGACTTTACGAGAACGAGTATTGCCAGCACAGATTATGATTACAATAGAAATCAAAGATTCATCACAACTTGCTCGGTAACTTCTGGCACAATTACTGTTTTATCTGAACTTCCTCACGACTTAAATGTTGGTGATATCGTCATTGTAAAAAATGTAACGGATAGCAGCAATTTAACTGGCACCGAAAATCGTGGATACAACGGAAGATTCCGAGTTGCGTCGGTTGTTGATGATATGTCATTCACATATTCTACCACAGACTTGAGTGGTAGACTTCATTTGCCCGGAGCAACAAGCACAAACAACATTGACTTGAGAGTTACGGATCAACAAGTTAGAGATCTTCCTCGTTTTGAGAGGAATGATCTGCAACAAAATCTTTATGTGTATCGAAATGAAGTCATTTCTCCATACATTGATGGTCAGCAGGATGGAATCTATCATCTTTATGTGCTTAATGCAAACAATGGAATTCCTGAAGAATTTGTAAATCTTAAATATTCTCAAACCCTGTAGATCTTTATCCACAGTTAGATCCAGACAATGTTGAGGCAAATCCCCCAGCCGCAAAAACATTTGCTCTCCGTAGTCCAATTGGAGATACAAATACAAGTGACCTGAAGAAAAGTATTACCAGAGAAACAATTGATAAATTTACAACTTCCATCGGAGTTGGACAATCAATCACTGCAACATCGACATCACCAACAAGTTCGACCTTAACATTTGGAAGAAGACACGGCTTGGTGGAATTGCAATTGGTGCAATTACTACAGGTGCATCTTATACTGATGGTACTTATTATGATGTAAAACTTCTAAACACAAGTGCAAATCCTTCTGTTGGAACCTGGAAAGGAGCAACAGCAAAGGTTGTGGTTACTGGAGGAGCAGTCATATCGGTTGATATTATTTCTAGTGGTTCTGGATATACCAATGGTGAAGCACTTTTCTTTGATTCGTCTAGAATTGGTGCAGGAAATGGAAACGCAAGATACACACTTGCAACTGCCGGAATCTCCACAAGCGTTGGAGATGTTGTGCAAATCACTGGTATTGGTACCCACCGCAGATTCTTATCATCGCATTAGCTCTATCAATTCAGCAACTCAAATTTCAATTGCTAAAACTGCTGGAGATCCAAATCCTGTTGTTGGGCAATATGCAATTGTTGTGGGATCATCTGCAAGAATTACGACAACAAGTTATAGTTCTGCAACTGGAATTTCGACATTTGCAACAATAACTCCACATGGATTGTTGGCTGGAAATAAATTTAGAATTATTGATTCTTCCAATAACAATGTTGGAGATTATGTTGTAAAAGAAAGAGTAGGAATTACCACATTCACTGCGATTACGAATCAATCTTTAAGTGTTACGGATGGTTTTGTTTTAAAACATGCCATGTCAGCAAATGATGCAATTTCTGATATTAGAGATGAAAACTTTGGAATTCGTCAAGTTTCTTTCTATAATAATGAAATTGTCAGACTTACGGCGGCAATTTCTGATGACTCTGCAGCAACAACACTACAAGTTTCGGCAATAGCATCGGGTATTGGTACTGGTGCAAGATTCCCAATGGGATCTTATATTCAAGTTGATAGTGAAGTCATGAGAATTACTTCTTCGAGTAATAATTCTCAATTTACTGTTCTTCGTGGTGCTCTTGGTACTCGGAAAGAAACTCACGATGCTGGATCACTTATTCGTAAGATTAATCCACTTGCCATTGAATTCCGTAGACCATCCATTATTCGTGCTTCTGGTCACACATTTGAATATCTTGGTTATGGACCTGGTAACTACTCAACAGGTCTGCCACAAGTGCAACTCAAATCTCTTTCAGAAAGAGAAGATTTCCTCGTACAATCACAAGAAGATCTGGAGGAATTGTTGTCTACACTGGTATGAAACAACAATGGTGACTTCTTCAGCGGAAACACCAAAACGTCTTCATCATCTGGTGAAGTCACCTCATATGATATTCCAACACCCACTGTAACTGGTGAAGATCCAGCAAAATCGAGTGTTGTGTATGATGAAGTCACTGTTAAAGAAAGACTTCTTGTAGAGGGTGGAGACTCTGGCACCATTCTTTCTCAATTTGATGGTCCGGTTACATTCAACAAACAAATTAGAGCAAAAGATGCGGTTACATTTAGTGGGCAAGTTAGAATCACCAATACCACATCTTCAGATTCTGTTGGAAAGGGTGCTTTAACTGTTAAGGGTGGTGTTGGAATTGGAGAAATCTCTATGTTGGTGGAAACGCTGTCTTTACTGGCAGTGTTAATATGAATACATTCCTTACTGTTGATAATATTAAAATTGATGGTAATGTAATCAGTTCAACTAATACAAATGGTAATATCACTTTAACTCCAAATGGAACTGGAATCGTTGTCGTCAGTAGCGATTTGCGTATTAATGGCAATGACATTCAAGCATCTGATGGAAACACCAATCTTACTCTAACATCAAACACTCTTACAACATTTGCTGGTGATATTCGTGTTGGCGGTAATGATATTCAGTCTTCATCTGGTTCTGTAGCACTTAGTTTGTCTGGCACAGATGTAACCACTGCAAATGATATCATCGTCACCGGAGATGTAAGAATCAATGGCAATGACATTCAATCATCTACAGGCGCTACTGCAATCAGTCTTTCTGGAGCAAACGTAACGACTGCCAACAATTTAATTGTTACAAATGACTTAAGAATTAATGGCAATGACATTCAAGCATCAGATGGCAATACTAACATCAGTCTAACATCAAATACTCTTACAACATTTGCTGGTGATGTTAGAATTGGTGGCAATGACATTCAAGCATCAGATGGCAATACTAACAATCAGTCTAACATCAAGTACTCTTACAACATTTGCTGGTGATATTCGTGTTGGTGGTAATGATATTCAGTCTTCATCTGGTTCTGTAGCACTTAGTTTGTCTGGAGCAAATGTAACAATTCCGGGAACTCTAAATGTAAATGGAAATACTACTCTTGGAGATACAAACTCTGATGTTACTACTGTTAATGGTGAGTGAAGAGTAACTCAAGATATTACGGCATTCTATACTTCAGATCAAAGGTTGAAAGATAATATCATTCCAATCCCAGATGCCTTGAATAAAGTTATTTCAATTAGTGGTAATACATTTGATTGGAATGAAAAATCAGAAAAAGAAGGTAGTGATGTCGGTGTTGTTGCACAGGAAATTCTTGAAGTTCTTCCAGAAGCAGTAACAACAAGAGAAAATGGATATCTCGCAGTTCGTTATGAAAAACTTGTCCCACTTTTAATTGAAGCAATTAAGGATTTAAAAACTGAAATTGATGAATTAAAAAAATCAACTAACAAGTAAAAATGCCAATCCCATCATCTGGTGCAATTAGTTTTACTGACATAACAAATGAATTTGGTACTGTAAGTCCAACATCTATATCAAAATATTATGGTTTGGATGCTGGTATTCCAAATAGTGGTCAGATAAAGTTTTCTGATTTTTATGGGAAGATAATTAATGCTACAAGAACCATAGGTGCGGCGACAGATTACAATGCCTATAATGACCTTTCAAATGCATCTGTTACCGGTGGATATAAATCAATTGCAACGATTATTGCCAATAATCTTGCCAGTCAAATATTACTTAACTGTAGACGGTACAATAAGTGCATCAAACACTTCAACAACTGCCTTCAATACCGGCAGTTTTCCTGCAGGATCTTCATCTCTATCTAACAAATAATAATTACATTGTGGGTGCTGGCGGAAATGGTGGAAATGCAAATGGTGGAGGGGGCAGCAATGGTGGTCCAGCTTTAACTTTAAATCTCACAACTTTCATTACAAATAATGGAACCATCGGCGGTGGCGGAGGTGGTGGTGGTGCTGGCAGCGGCGGATGTTTTACAGTGTGCCGCAAGTTGGTTGTTGCCAGCAGCAATGCTATACCGCCTGTGCTGATGGCGGCGGAGGCGGCGGTGGGGCGGGATCTGTTGCTGGATCTGGCGGGTCTGGTGCAAATAGTGGTATTGCAGGAAGTTTAACTATTGGAGGATCTGGAGGTAGTGGTGGATACTCCCGAAATGGGCAGCAAGTGCTTCTGGATCTAGTGGAGCGAGTGGTGGAAATTTGGGTCAAAATGGTGGAGGAAATGGAGGTTCTGCAGGCAACTATATAATTAATAATGCTTTTGCTACTTGGGTGGTAACTGGAACTAGATTAGGAGGTGTTGCGTAATGAAACCAGTAGAATTTTAAAATTTCAGAGATATTAGAAACAAACTACTAATATCTTATTGGAATACTGAATAAAGGTGAGACATTTTTTACGTGTGATTTATCAAAAACTGGAATTGAATTGGGAGATGATAATCAAATTCTAGATTATGGATGGTACGTTTGCAACTACAGGAAGTTATACGATTCAAGAAATAGGAAGCGAAACAGTTACTACTATCTACGCTGGTGATTCTCTTAATAGAAGACCTTTAAAATCGATATTAATTACAGCACTTGAAGATAATTCAAGATGGTGTTATGCTTTACACGTAGATAGTTTATTTACCTCAAATCAAGATCTTGGGCAAGATTGGGATTGTCCCAATACTCCAAAAGTTATGGAAGGAGATCAAATTAAAATATCAGCAGATGAAGTTGTGACTTTTGTTGATGAAGATAAAACGAATTATATTGCAAATCCAATTTATGATCCTGAAGTCCAAGCAATATCTTATAAAACTTCTGATAGTGAAACTTTTACTAATCTAAAGTATGGTAAATATTTAAAACTTGAAAAAGGTAAAAGTTACGATATAAAATCTAGCATTGATACTTATATTCCAAAAATTCATTTCACCAATAAATAGTTAAAAATCTAAAATGGCAAATTATAAGAAGTCATTTAATTTTAGAAATGGTGTTCAAGTTGATGAAGATAATTTTGTCGTAAATGCCAATGGTCTGGTGGGAATTGGGACAACAATTCCACAATCTTATCTTTTAAATGTTTATGGGGACACTAGAGTTACTGGACTAGTTACTGCATCGAGTGCAAAAATTGGTGACTTGAATGTTACTGGCGTCAGCACACTTGGATTTTTAACAGCAACAAATATAAATGCTTCTGGAGTCGAACTGCTACAACTTTTTATGGAGATGCAGCAGGACTAACAAACATTTATGCAATTGCTGTTAATGGTTGGTATGTTTCTGCTGGAAAATTTCCACAACGTCTAATGTTGGTGTAGGAACAACATTTGCGTCAGGGTCTTTACAAGTTGGTGTCGCAGTTACAATTAATAATAATGGAAACGCAACATATGTAGGAATCATAACTGCTGCAAGTTTCAGTGGTCGTTGGGTCAAACATTACTCAAATCAACGCTTCAAATATTTCTTCAGGAACTTTATCCAACTCCAGATTACCTCAAAGCATTAATGTCTCTGGACTTGTAACAGCATATAGTTTTACTGGATTTGGAACAGATATTTCTGGAATTAATGCCTCTAACATTTCTAATGGGACTTATCCAACTCCAGATTACCTCAAAGCATTAATGTCTCTGGACTTGTAACAGCATATAGTTTTACTGGATTTGGAACAGATATTTCTGGAATCAATGCCTCTAACATTTCTTCAGGAACTTTATCTAATTCTAGATTGCCTCAAAGTATTAATGTTTCTGGAATTATAACTGCTACTGGTGGATTTGTTGGGAATGTAACTGGCACTGCAAGCACGGCACAATCATTAACGGGAACTCCTAGTATCGCAGTTGCAAACATAACTGCAGCAAATTGAAACGCAAGCGGAATTATAACTGCCACTACTCTTGGTGTATCAGGTCTTACGACAACCACAAATCTAGTTGCTCAAACAAGTATTGGAATCGGATACAAGTAATCCAATTGGTGATTTGCAAATTAAGAATGCAAATGCTGCATCAATTCTAGTCACAAGTGATACTCAATCTGCACTCATTCTGATTGGAAGAAGCAATTCACTACAAACTTCCAATGGTGTATTAAGATTTGGAAATACTAACGTAAGTCAAGGATATAGCACACAATCTTCTTTGGATATTATTAATTATGCTCTTGGAAATGTTAATCATTACCTAAATCTAGGATCTCCCGGCGTTGGAAACTGGCGCATTTAATTGGATTTATGGACAGAATGCCAATACGCCCATAATGACTCTGACATATGGAGGTTCTCTTGGAATTGGAGTTACGAATCCATCCACTACTCTTCATGTAGTTGGAACTTCTATGTAACTGGAAATTCTCAGGTTGGTGGAAATCTTACGGTTTCTGGAAACTTAAATGTTGGTGGAGTTTTAACTTCAAACAACCTTATTACATCTACATTATCTCTCACAGGGTCTTTGAATAACAATGTAAATGCAACAACGGGCATTTCAACATTTAATCAGATTCAAGTAAACTCTTCAGTAGGATTTACGACAGTCACTGCCACTGGAGGTATTGGTATTCAAACATCCGCATCTTCAGTTTATGCTCTTGTCGTCAATGCGGGTGGAGATGCATTTATAGTTAACTCACTCGGTGGTATCGAAGTTGGAACAAATGTATACACATATGCACCAAGTCTTGCATATAATGTAAGTGTAGACGCTGCTCAGGGGTGTTGGATATTTTCAGGGTGTTGGCGTTGGAGCAACCACTCCAAGTTCTTTTGCCGATTTTAGTGCTGCCGGATAGTAATGGAGCTCCAACTCTTTGGAAGTATATTCCAGTTTATGATTCCACCTAAAAGTTACAACAACACAGAGAAATTTATTATCAATTGTAGAAGGTGGATTGGATTTCTTTATAACACAACTAATAAGAGATTGAGAAGCTTATAATGGAATTGGTTCGTGCGGAATCCCAACAAATTCCATAAGGTCTTGACATAATTCTCAAATACCGTTTAGACTACCTTTGTCTGGGTTGGAGATGAGAGTCTCAAGACACTTTAAGAACCGTCCACTGGGTCGCATCAGGGGCGGTTTTCTGCTATAATAAATAATAATGCTCTAACAAGGTCGCACTTCTAGAGAAGGGTGGAGAAATCTACCCTATTTTATTATAAATATTATTGCGACCTTAATTTAGAAGCAGATGGAATACTACACTTACGCATACTTGCGTGAAGATGGGACACCTTATTATATTGGTCAGGGAAGTGGTAGAAGAGCATCTGTTAAAAATCATAGAATAAATTTGCCAAGGGATAAAAATAAAATAATTATTTTAAAAAGGCAATTGACAGAACAAGAGGCATTTAAACACGAGGAGTATATGATTGCTGTCTTTGGTAGAAAAGATTTAGGTGCAGGCATTCTTCATAACCTTAGTGATGGTGGTGATGGTGGAGCAAGTGGGTATAAACATACAGAAGATACTTGCAAATTTAGAAGTGAAAGAATGAAAGGTAACAAAATATGGAAAGGTAGAAATCACAGTGATATATCTAAACAAAAAGTTAGAGAAGCAAGAAAAGGTAAAAAATTATCAAATAATCATATTGAAAAATTAAAAACATCTCATTCAAAATATACTTGGAAAGTTATTTCACCCGATAAAAATATTTTTACAATAAAAAATCTTACTAAATTTTGTAAGGAAAATAATCTGGCGCCATCTCCATTATATAATTATGGAAAATATAAAGGATGGACGGTTGAGAAAACTGGCACAGGACATTTGATTTTGCTCTGACCTTACTCTATAATATCTTTATTGAATTGATTGCAGATGACTCAACTTCGCCCCCATCAGGAACGTGGTTTGTTTGCTATGGAAAAGCATTCTAAAGGAACTCTTGTGATGCCTACTGGTGCTGGTAAAACTCTTGTAATGATTTTTGATGCTATTCGGCAATTTTCTCAATCTCAGTCACAAACTGTTGTTGTCGTTTGTCCTCGTATTTTGCTGGCAGAGCAGTTATCTAGTGAGTTTCTTGAGTTTATCACTAACGTTTCAGTTGCACATCTACACTCGGGTGAAACACATCACTTCAGCACAACACGTCCTAATGTAGATCCGTAACTGGGTAGAGCAAACTCAGAGGTCATAAACTGATTTTTACTACATACAATTCTTTGCAACGTTTACAGCAAGCAGACATTTCTATTGACCTGATTCTGTTTGATGAATCACATAATAGTATTCAACGTCATTTCTTCCCTGCAACTGAATACTTTTCTCAAGAAGCAAAGAGGTGTTTCTTCTTCACGGCTACACCTAAACACAGTGCCACTATTGCAAAACCTGGTATGAATGACTCTGCCGTTTATGGCAACGTGATTTGGAATGTGCCTGCTCCTGAACTGGTGGAAGGTGGTTTCATTGTGCCTCCTAAGGTTGTGGTGCAGCAGTTTGAGATGCTCTCTAAGGGTCAGATTGTTGCTGATGTTGACTGTGAGAATCTGATTCAGACTATTGATGCTCAGGAAGTCTGTAAGGTTCTGATTTGTTCTAAGGCAACCAAACAAATTGCTTCTCTGGTTTCTGAGACTGATTTCTGTCACGCAACTGGAAGATCGTGGTTTCTCTTGGATGTATATTACGTCTAAGACTGGTGCTGTCATTGGATGGTCAGAAGGTCAATCGTGAGGTGTTCCTTTAACACTCTGAGTGCCTGGGGTAAGGACAACTCACAAGAAGTTTGTGGTTCTACATCACAGCATTCTGTCTGAGGGTATCAACGTGTCTGGTCTGGAGGCAGTGCTGTTTATGCGGTCCATGGACTATATCGGTATCTCCCAGACCATCGGGCGGGTCATTCGCCTTCACAAGGACGATGCAGAGGGTCTCCAGCAGCGGCAGGATCGCCCCTGGTGCCCTTGCAGACTACACCAAGTCCTTCGGGTCTGGTCTGCATCCCTGTCTACTCTTCTGTGGGCATCATCTACGGCACGTAAGGTCCAAGCGGTCGGTGGATACCGTCTTTAATCAGGGTCTTCCTGCCATCAGTGTTGTCAAACGCTGATAAATATCAATCGGGCAGCAAAGTCGGGTAGGGGTATTTGACTTGCGTAAGACCCCATATAAATAGTTTTACCCCTACTAAAAGAATAATGACTTTGTGTATCTACACTTATAAGATTACTTCTGAAGAAGTTCCATATTATTATTATGGTGTTCGTAAACAAAAGAAAGAAAATGAAGAATATTTTGGAACACCTGTAACTCATAAATGGATGTGGGAATTTTACACACCAAAGAAACAGATATTAGAAATATTTGATTATAGTGATGAAGGTTGGATAAAGGCACAGGAAGTTGAAAAAAGATTAATTAATCCATTTTACAATAATGATCCATATTGCCTCAACGAAAATATCGGTGGATTTATGTCTTCAGAGGCATTAAGTAAATTGGGTAAAAAATTATATGAAACTAAAAGTGGGATGTTTAGCAGAACGAAAGAAAAATTGCGTGAAGATTGTAGTAAAGCAGGAAAAATAACGGGAAATAAACATTATAAAAATGGAACTGGTTTATTCTCTCTTCTGAAGAACAAAAACTTGAAAATTGTAAAAAAGGTGGAAAAATTAGGGATTAAAAAGTAAAGAACTTGGAATTGGAATATTTTCATTAACAAAGGAAGAACAAAGAGAAATTGGTAAAAAATACGGAAAAATTGGCGGCGCTGTTGTATCTGAAAAATACTCAAAAAGTTTTACATTAGTTTCTCCAACTGGTGAAATTGTTACTGGAAAAAACTTAACTAAATTTTGTAGAGATAATAATCTAACAAGTACAAATATACAAAAAGTTATGAATGGTCAAAGAAGTCAGCATAAAGGGTGGAGGTCGGTGTGAAAACTGGCATACTCTACCCCCACCCCACCCTATTCTGCTATAATACTTAAGTAATCAAACGAAACCACCATGGTCTGCGAAGTCAAACTTTATGTTTGTGGAAAAGTTTTCACTGAAAAAGTTCACGCCCGTGATTATCAGGAAGCGCGTGAAGTGGCGAAGGCGAGAAATCCTAACGCTAAAGTTGTTGGTGTCACTGCGGTATTTGGATGACTGAAAAGTTTCAGAAAACCATTCATTCCTCGCCCTGGTATTTTAAAAGAAACACCAGGAGACCCTGAAGGTTATGTAACCAAGGATGGAATGTGGGCAGCAGTTCCATTTGGTAAGAAGTTTATCATCATTCACAATGGACAACAGGTTCATGTTGGCAAACAACTACAGAATCCGCCAAAACCTACATTCAAAAGTCCGCAAAAGGCGCATCGGTTTCAACTTTAGAAGAGTTTATTGGTAAATAATATCATAAGATTTACTATAATGACTTATTACGCTTGGTTTATCGTATTTGCAGTGGTAGCATACTTCATCGTAACTGATGATAGTATTGCTGCTGCTTTTTATTATATGCTTAAGTTAGCAAAGTCTAACTATGAGAAACAAAAGTGGTGGTTATTGACACAATCCTCGCAATCCTGTGGTAAAATATCTAATGTGGCGTCGTGCTCTCAAACTTGCTAAAGAACTTGAAAAGGAATTCAAACAATGAAACCTAACTTTCGTAAAGTATTGGAAATGGCACTGGAAGAAGGTGTCCGTTATGGTTACAATCGTGCTCATAAACACGTAGAGAATCCACATCAGGATGCTGTGGTTGATTGTGTAGTTGAAGGTGCGATGAACTCTCTGTATGAATGGTTTGACTTTGAGGAGAACAATGAATCTAATTAAATTTAAGCATCGTGAAGACTTCGGACACGAGTGGTATGTCCAGATTCTAAACATCGGACGTAAAAGTTTGCTTCAAGTTTCTGTGAGTTGGAATGATGATCCATCTTGGCCTTATATTCAGATTACTTCTGGCAGTGGAACTGTTCTGGGTATTCTGTTCTGGGCATATAAGTTTGGGTTTGATGTTGATTTTCTTTCCAGAACTTGGAACTGGGATTATATGAGAAGATCTGTATCGAATGGATGAGGCTGATGTTCAGCAAACAATTAAAGGGAACTGAAAAAATGAAAACCACCCTGAACTGGTGGGAATATTGGATTGGTCACTGCTGGATGACAGGGTGGCAAAGTATTCGTATGACCTTCCGTATCTGGGCAGACCTAATGACATCCAACTATGAAGGTTATGCTCTTATGAAAGAAGATGACCCTGAAGCAGAATGTAGTGAATGGTTCTGGGCATCATTGAACTGAAGATGATGTATATCCTAAAGAGTTTCTGGAGTACCTGATGCAAATGGTAGAAGATGTTGAACTTGGTAAAGTAGAAACATATTCTATGGATGAAGTGATGGAAAGGGTGAAAAAATGGTCAGATGAAGTATTGGAAGATGTAGATTTGGATGAGGAGTTGCCTGACGAGGACACTTTAGAAACTGGCACACCAGAAGAGACAGAAGAGTCTTGAGGACTTATAATAATCTTATACGAAACAAACCTATGAACCTCAAAGAGAAGAAGGCACTACTCAAGAAACTTGAGCAGGCAGGCACCAGTTGTAAGGACTGTGGTGTCAAGTATGGTGTCTATTCTGTAGGATGTTCCTCTAGTTGGAAGCGGCAGATGTGGTGTCTGCGGTGAAGACAAGATTGTGCACAGAATCGAGAGATTATGCTTACTTTATTACTGGTATTCGCAAACTGAAACTGGAGATTGCTCTTGAAAAGAAATCTAAATAATAATACCTGATTTGCTCGCACTTCAGGAGGAGGGTGAAAGTCCCTCCTTTGTTTTGTATAATAGTATTGGAGCCAAATTCAAGTAGAATGAAAGGAGTAATTGTGCTGCTACCACTGTATCCCTACTGGGAAAAAATACATCGGTCAAACTGTGTGTGAAGAAAGAAGAAACAGGAGACACAGGGGGATTGTGATAAAGGTGTGAATAATAAGTTTTATCGTGCTGTGAGAAAATATGGATGGGATAATTTTATATACGGAATTATTGATGAATATGACACTTGTATTTTAAACGAACAAGAAATATTTTATGTTGATAAGTATGATCTTCATCATAATGGATATAATTAGAAGCAATTGGTGGAGAAGGATTTAGAGGATTTATTCCATCAGAAGAAACTAAAAAGAAACAAAGTATAGCAGCAAAAAACAGAAGTAATCCACCACATAATAAAAAATATTTTACAGAAGAGAGAAAGAGAAGCAAAAAGAGAAAGGGATAGGAAATATCAACAAAAAATAAAAGAAAGAAGAAAAGAGTATATGAACGATAAGAGGAGAAAAATTTAGAATCATTTAAACGAATATAAAGAAAAGAATAGAAGAAAAAATGAAACGAATATGGAAGGAACAGTCAAGAAAAAAATAAAGAAAAAAGAGAATGAATATAATAAATGGTATTATCATAATGTGATAAAACCACTTAAAGAAAGTAAGAGAAACTACAAAAGGATGAAAATGAAAAGGACACTTGATAAACTGTCACAGGGCACTTTACAGTACCTCTTTTTGATATATAATGACTTCATAAGCAAAAGACCGATGCGAAAAGTCACAGTGAAATCCAAAAGTAAAAAGAGTGTTAATAGGTTAAAAAATTTGATGAGCAACAATCCTATCTGTATCGTGGAACAGGACAAGGGTGATGGTATGATGTTTCTCGCATCAGGAGAGCCAGAAATACTTCTTCTGGGTAAATGTAAGCAACGATTGTCACTGGGAATGTGACTGGGAGGTCATCTAATGAGATTCAGAAACATAGAGTTCCGTTGGAGCAAATGTCAACAACAAATCGAACTCGTCAAGTGGTTTCAACCTAACGAGTTCCGCACAAGAGAGTTGTTATGTCGTTGCGTTCTTTGATAAAGACAAAGAAGGCTACAATATGAGAGCCATTGGGGATAGGTTCTTTGAGGATAAAGATGCGTGGGTTGTGGTAAGTATGCCCTTGAGTCTCTCAATGCTATCTATTGATATTGAACAACAAGAAGAAGAGAAGTAATGACTGAACGAGTAAAATTCGCACAAGTATCCAGAGTAATCTGCCCTAAAACTGGTGTTCATTATCTGGATGCGATTGATGTAAATGGTATTCACTGGATGGCACAGATGGAAACTGATGTAGAAAGGTGGATTACATATGAAGAAGTTATGGTATCAAGACCCACAACAACCTTTGGACTTATGAATAACGATTGGAAACCAATTGGAATCAACGAAGGACAGGGTTCCAATACAGTATCTTCATATTCTACTTGGGAGTTATATGAGAATTGAACAACCAAAACGCATTTGTCGTTGTGATTTGTTTGGACAGGGACAAATGGTAATCAGTTTTTATGATGCTCAACATCAGTCCTGTTCCCAATCGTTGGATTAGATTTTGGACACGAGTATTCTTCAATAGTAAATGGAACTTTGAAAATGACTGACGAACAAATTGACCAACTTAGGGCACTTATTCAGTGTGAGATTGATTATATGTTGAGGGAAGAACAGGAGAGATAAGTTTGCCTTTCGAGCATAATAACTTCAATACTCTTGCTTGGGAAACCTTCAAGGAGGACATTCAAAAAATGACTAACCACATAGACATCAACATACATCAATACACCCCAGATTGTCTGGTGTATTATGATATCAAAGTTGGTGAATGGACTTGTGATGGAGATGCTCTGGATATTCCAAGTGCTCTCAAACTGATACAACACCACCTCAAGTGGGATTATCGTGATTATGAAAACAAAATGGAGAGAGATGACTGAAAAACCAGATTACATAAAACTCATAGAAAAATACTTTGAGAAGAATAAACCACCAAGTCTTTATGAGTTGATTTGGGAAGAAGTTGGAAAGAAAGTTGGATATGGTATTGACTGTGATGTGATGACTGATAGACTTGTAGATATTGTTGCTGGATGGTTGCCCCCATCTCACGATACTAACTCTTATGAATGGGAGAGGTGTTTGAAACTTATGCGGGAGAAACTACGATGACTGAAAACAGCTGATGACTGGAGAACTATTCTTTCACCAATCCTGATCTACAGCCGATTTCGCAGGTGATAGTGGAATTTATAATGATGAGATTGATAAAGTCAATATCTATAAACTCACATCACATTTGAAGGCACTTTATCTACAAAATAGAGAGCTTCTGGGAAAAAACTGAAGAACTTGAGGCAAAACTGAATGACTGAAACGCACAGACGATTGGAGAATCTATCTTCACCGACCTCACAGATGATAGTGGATGTTATGAGATTGATAAGGTAAACATCTATAAACTCGCATCGCATTTGGAGGAACTTTATCTTAAAATTAAAGAACTTGAAAGTGATGTGGAACTACTGAAATCTTATGCTTGGGGAACAATCGAGAATTGAAATCACTTACACACCACATCCAACCAAAGGATATACTGCTACAATCTGGGATGGTCCTGATGGTACCTGAATCAGGATCAGTTTATGTTTGTCGCCCCTCTTGGAGAATGTTTTGAAATCACAAATTCGTAATGTCGACCAGCTTTAACGCAGGGAAATACACAGATGACTGAACATAATCTTCCAGTGCCTTGATGATATGCCTTTGGGTAGATCTTTCTCAAAGAGATTGAAGAACCAATCCGCAAATAAGAGAACTCACTGAATACGGCAAACAGAAATTGAGGAACTTATGGATAAGGACCTAATCTTCAAGACTAATGGTAAAGAAACATCCCGTATTCCTTGTCAACTCTTGGAAATCTTCCTCTTGGAACCAAAGCACCTAAAACTAAACTTGAAATCAAAATGACTGAAACCCATCCAAGCAAAAGTATCTGACGAGGACTCTCAGAGGATTGTGGAGGCATTTGATTCGCCATCCCTCAACCATATCCTGATCAAATGTTTGATGAGGCAGAGCGTCGTGAGAAACTGAATGCTGGATTCAAACAAGATGCTGAAGGCAACTGGTATCGTCCTACACTACCGAGACCCACACGAAATGAGCGTCCTGAACCTTGCTGAAAAAGAAATTGCTTACATCGTAATGGGTGGGCAAGATGGGCGAGAGTATGCTAACTCTATTGCCTTTCTTCTTCAAGTATTGGATAGTTTGAGAGATAAAGAAGATACTGAATGGAAAGATAGTGCTGATGGAGTAGCATGATGAACCTCACATACCGACAACTTATTCTCTCTGACGACTGCGAATTACTCTGCTTCTATGATGAAGTCGCAAAGACTTCCACACAGAAATGAAACAGGAACTGATGGAACTCTCACAGATTATTCAAAATGCTGCGATGGAGGCACAAGTAAAATGAATAAAGAAGAAGAAATCAAATGTCATTATGGATGAAGTTAAATCTCATCTTGAGTTTGCAAATACAATCAAAGAACATAATCAAGATGATCCAAAACTTCAAGGAAATATTGAAAAATTAGAAGAAATCATTCAGATCTTACAAAACAAATTAGAATTAGATAAACTGGTAAATGACTAAACTCTGTAAAGATTGTAAATACTCTCGTCGTGATTGGTTGTACCATCTGTTTGGAATGGGACACCGACACGATACTTGTGCATCTCCAAATACTTCTCAAAATCTTGTGACTGGTAATGGACACAGGGTTTGCTGATATGCTGAGAGCAGAACAATGGAAAACCCTTGATTATTCTTGTGGTCCTGATGGTAGGTTTTTTGAGGCAAAACCATGAGTAGATTCCAAAAAAACCCAGACGAAATCGTGCTGGAAGATGTGAAGATGTTTCATTACGAAACGATGGAGCAAGGTCGTGCTGTGTGGATTGGTATATATTTGAATAATGGAAAAATGTATCACCTAAACATCGGTGGAAACAATCTTTATGTAAATTATAGTGATGAAACTTGCGATAAATAATTACACCTATTGAGAGTGCAATTTCATAGGTAAGATTGGGTGCTTTCGGCACCTTTTCTATTATAAACTATTATAAATACCTATGCACTCTCAATAGAATAAAAATGAATTACTTAAAAGTTTATTGTAATCTTATTAGGAAAGCAGAGAAATCAAACTCTTCCAGAAGATTACATAGAAAAACATCATACATTTCCAAAAAGTATTTTTGGTGATAATAAAAGAATTGTTGTTCTTACACCAGGGGAACATTACATCGCACATTTATTGTTGGAAAAAATTTGTATCAAAAGGTATGGTGTAGATGATGAGGAGAGCAAAGAAAATGAAACCTTGCTTGCCTTTTAATGAGAAATCGTAGTGAAAAATATAATTCTCATTTATACGAACAAGTAAGAAAAAGATATAGTGAAAATATGAAAGAAAGAATGAAGGGAGAAAACAACCCAAGTTATGGTGTTGCGTGTAGTGAAGAAAGAAAGAAAAAAATAAGAGAAAAGCATTTGGGCAGAAAAGCATCACAAGAAACAAAAGATAAAATGAGTAAAGTTAGAACTGGAAAAAGTAAAGGAAATTATCTAAAAATTCACGATTTACAATTTAGGCAAATATTTATTGAGATAGTCAAAACTTCTCATAGCAAAAATGAAATTTTAAGAAGATTTGATAATACAATAAGTTATAAATGTATTGTTGGTTGGATAAAAGAATTGCAATTAGATACTACTCATTTTACTGGAAATCTTGGATTAGAACATACAGAAGAAGCAAAAGAAAATATAAGATTAGCAAAACTTGGTAAGAAGAATTCATTCTACGGGAAACTCATACTGATGAAGTTAAAAATAAAATGAGTGAAGATAGGTTAGGAGAAAAGAATGCTTTTTATGGTAAAACTCATAATGAAAAAACTAAACAGAAAATTGGAGAAAAAATAGAGAAAAATGAAAGGACAATTGTGGTGGAATAATGGACGAATTGAAAAAAGAGGTGTAGAATGTCCTGGTGATGACTGGATAAGAGGAAGAATTAAGACACCTTGAGAACTGGACAGGGGGCACTTGAAAACAGGTGCCCTTTGATGTATAATAACTTCTGATGAAGTCAAATTGTTATGCTCAACACTCTCATCAATCTCCGCCAACGATACCAGAACTGACTACTCTGAAGCAGTATAACAAACACTACTTTGAGTATGACTTCAAACCTCATTCAAGTGGAACCATTTGATACTGATAACGACTGGGTATATGACCTTGGAAGTGGAGAAACTTTATCTGGGGGTGGCAGGTGTGGGATATGCTTGGGAAGCGTGGTCTCATTGGATGAAAGATAAGAAGTATTCTTATAAACTTCCTCACGCAATGTGGGCGGAGTTGAATACTGGTTATATGGAAATGGAAGTTTATTGTTGGACGAAGAAATGAACTTCCATAAACTTATGCATAGGCAATAGGTTTCTCCGTTATACTCCATTTCTGGTGGTGGTATCGTTTGATTTTCATGAAGGTTTCCGTTTTGATGATTATGGTCTCTGGGGTTCTTTTTGGATTTCTATAAATCGAGGATATGTTGATATGGAATATAAGTATGAGTTTGAGAAGTTCTGGGGTAAAGGTTCTTATCCACCAGAACAAATTACATTGCCCGCAAAGGATTTTGATGCCCTAACTGAAATGTTGAACCAACCACCAAAATACAACGAAAACCTTGCTAAATTACTTCAACGCAAAGCGCCTTGGGATAAAGAAGAATGAGAAATGCTATTTTAATTTTTACTGGTTTCGGATTGCTCGCATTTGGTATCAACTTTGCTGCGAACTGGTTAGAAATGCAACCAACTCCAATAGAAAGAAAGTTTGCGGTTGTTGATACCTATAAGGGTTGTGATGTGGTACAATATGGACCTACAAACTCTGCCCGTTACTTATTACTTTTTACATTGTCCAAAATGAAAGAGTTTGACTACTCACTTAATTACAAAGAGCCTTGACTTTACCGATCTAAATAGGAGAAACCTGTATCGTATTGGAAGGGGTGAACAAGGTGTGCTTCTTGTGAGACCTTACACCAACGACATTTGCTGCCATTGGAGGTTTAAGGATGTGGTTACTGCTCGTAAATCTGCTAATAAGATATACGAAATGTATTGTGATTACAAACGACAGAAAGATTTCATTGGAATGGAATGACACGAAGTTCCTTGAGATCGGATTCACTCGCGCCAGAAGGTATGCGAATCATCAAGTGAACAGAAATATGATACGAATCGTGCCGTATTGCCTCAGGAAACAGACGCATTGGTGTCCGTTAAAGCGATGGCTGACTATATTTACAGGAAATACGCCGACAGGGTTGCCATGGATTCAGAATATGTTATAATGAGAAAGCGGTGGAGGGCGCAGGAGTGACTCGAACATTTCAAAACGAACCTGCGATAAACCTTTATGATCGTCATGACTATAAGTTGGTTTATGACAATGGCAACGAAGTCATTTTTGACAATTATGAATCTGTTAAATTGACTTGGTTTCAACATAGTGGAAACTTTTTAAGTTATGTTGAGGTGCTGGATAAACAAAAACATATCAAAGGATTTAAATAGATGGATTACACAGAAGAATTTCCCTTTGACCAATTTCCCTGGAAACTGCAGTATACAAGGGAAGGTAATGAAACCCGCAAGTGTTATTTTGAGTCTGAAAGTCATCGTCAAAAACACATTGATCGCTACAAACTAAAAAAGAAAAGACATCAAATTGAGTTACAAGCATGACAACTAAAACTTTTACTGATAAGCACGGAATAGAAAGTTTTTACTAATGATTAAAATTGACTTCCGCAACATAATTGGACATTAACTCTTTTAGAGTTTCCAGCACATGATTCCACCACTGCCTGGTATGAGTGGTTATGTTACTGTGAAATCTGTCACCAGTTGAAAGTTCAGGGGCAACCGAAACTGGAATCGTTTTATAAAATACAGAAATTATTTGAAAGAGGTTGGTGTATTACGAGTGATTCTTATTGGTTTCACAGAAAAATGGGGACTTTAAACCAAATGTTCCTATGGATGATGTTTATGAGCGTCTAGACGAACTTGAAACTAAAGTTAAGCAATTGGAAGAAGAAAATGTAGAGTTGACAAATGAATTATATCGTTTAGAAAACTCTCTTGATGCCCGCATATAGATATTCTTGCTGAACGTTCGTAGGATTAATTACGATGTATGAAAATTTACAGCCCATCTGAAAAGGCACTTGCTACTTTTGGTGATAGAGCAGCATTAATTGCTGGTCTTGAAATTAGTGATAAACTTCTCCCTGAACATGCATTTCAAGAGATTAAAAGAATGTAACAAGGGACCAAAACGCTTCGCAAAACTGAAAGAAGTGAATGAATACTGCTGATTTGAGTGATGCCTGAAGACAGTCTTAAAAATCACCCAAAATGAGGACCGAATCTTATACAATGGATTGGGACAAGGAAGTATCCAAACTGGAAATGGATGAATTCATTGACGAGTAAGGAGATTCAGGTTATAATGGAACAAGCAATCAAAGACTACACCAATGACCTCTAATCTTGATTATAAAAAGTATTCATCTTGATAAACTTCAAGAGTGGGTGCATGATGCTTTGAGTTGTGGAGAAGCATCACGCACACGAAATTTATTCTGCGATTCGTGAAGCAGCACGTGAAGATTATCAGTATTATAAAGACCACGCTGCTCGTGCTTATGGATTACTTGAACTTATGAGTGGGCATCGTCCCGTTAGTAGACAAATCTGTGGTTAGTTGTGATAAAGATGATAAGTCTGCAGAATGTCAAAAAGCGTGGAATGATTTCTGGGAAGAGCATTATTATCCAGAAGAGTATAAAGGTTCATCTGTAAGTAGTGTTGGACAAAATCATAAAACTTACAGTGAAATGATTGCTGATGGATACGAAATGACCGCTGATGGTTTTTGGTTCAAAGAATCTAAAAAAGAAGATAAGATAAAAAAGTGGATTCTTCCCGTTGAAGAAGTCAAAGATGAAGACACTGATGAATATATTTACTGCGTATCATTCCCTGATGATTTGCTTGAAGCGGCAAACCTGAAAGAAGGTGATTTTGTTGAGTGGGTGGGATCAAGGTAATGGGTCTTATCTTATTAAAAAGGTGAATTAATTATGGCACTATCACAATCTGTTGAAGAATCCCTGAAAGAAGCAGAAGCATCTCTGCGTAATGCACTAGCATATGCTGCACGTCAAGAACGTCCTATGGTATGCTCAGTTATTGCTGATTTGATTAGTCGTATTGAATCACTACAAAGCACAGATTCACTTCTAGATAAACTTGAAAATCGTAAACCAGGTGACTCTGGTTTCTTTGGAACTCTCTTTGGAGAATAAAAATGACTGAAGAAAATCTAGTAGTAAATCCAGAAGAACTACAAAAACCAAATAACCTTGGTAAAGCATTACAAGAGTGGTGGGATTCTGATGCCTGTAAAAATCTGCAAAAGGATCTTGAAGAAGGAAAACAACGGGCAGTAGGAAAGTATTTTATGCTTTCCGAAGAGATAAACTTGATATGGTTCAAGCAATCTGTTATATTATGTGTAAGGCAGAAAGTGAGGGAACCAGTCATCGTGGATTGATGGACAAACTTGGCATTTATCCTACTGGTTTCTGGGTGGACCACCTTATGGACATTTCATAATGCCCTTTGGTCTTTTTATCACGATAAAAAGAGAAAAAGAACTCAAGAGTGACCTTGAAGCAATACGTAACTGAACGAAGAACACGTGCAT